CTGGAGTCGCCCACTCCGAGGCAAGGTCCGACGCCTGAGCGAAGGTGATCTGATCCGTCGGGTCCGAGAAGGCCTCAGCATCGTCGCTCTGCACCACTACATCCAGAGTCGGATCCGTCCCGCTCGCCGATAGGACATGCAGAGTCGCATGAAGCGACTTACCGGCTGGTACAGCACCGAGGTTGAGCGGCGTACTGGTGCCACTTGCCGCCACCAGACCAGTGTGAAGAGCCCAGCCCGGCACCAGAATCGTGCCGTCACCGCGCACAGTGAAGCCCGCCAGTTCCTCGACCGAGCCGCCGAGCTCGCGTTCGGTGTGCAGCAGCAGTCCTGTGTAGCCCGCCTCACCGACCGCGCCGCCCTGCGAGAACACTGAGAACACGGTGTTGCCCTGGCAGAACTCGGCGGCATAGACATCATCCGGCTCGCCCGCTCCCGCGCTGAAGTAGCCGCTGGCTTCAAGACGCACCGACTGCAGGCCTGAAGTCCGCGAGCGAAAGCTGTCGCCAAAGGCGGTGTCGTCCAGCGCCGCTTGGTCATGGCTCAGCATGATCCGGTTGTGGTCGCCGGACATATCGTAGGCGCCAATGTAGAGCTTGGCGTCCTTGAGCACAAAGCTTGCCACCGGCTCACCTCCTTAGGCGAAGTGCCAGATCTCGGCGATCACCAGGGCACGGTGGGCGCCGTAAGCCCCCTCGCCCGGCGCGTCGTCGTCGTAATCGTCGGTGATGCTCTGCACCAACGCACCGCTGACAATGACCCCCGAAATGAACTGGCCGCCGTAGTGGTTCAGGGCGAGCTTGATCTGCTCGGCCACGTCGTGGGCGCTGTCGTACGAGCCGCCGTAACAGTGAAAGAGAAACGTCGAGCGCACCGGCGCGGTGTCGATGCCCATGGTGTGCGGCCGCTCGTCACCGCTGCGGTCATAGATAACGTACGGCAGGGAAGTCGTCTCGCGCGCCCGTTGCGGCCAGATCCGCCCCTGCACCAGGGCGGAGAGACCGGCCAGGCCGGAGAGGTAGGAGTAGAGTCCTTCATCAATCCTGCTCAAGTCTGCCTGACCACCTCCCGGACCTGCCGTTCGAAGAGCTCAATGATCGCTTTCCTTGCTCGTTTTGCCGCCGGGCGCAGGACTGGATAACCCTGCACCTGGCCGATCACTCGCTGCCGGCCGGACTTTCTGCTGCCACGCACGAGACGGTGCCCGTACTCAAGCAGATGCCAGTGACCGGCTTTCGGCCTGACCCTTGCTCTGCCGCCATCTCGGGTGGCCAGAGCAATCTTGGTGCCGACGCCGGCCCGCTGCATTGCACCCGAGCGGCGATGGGATTGGACCTCGCGCTCGAACTCCTCACCGATCTCCTTGCCGGCATCTTCGAAAAAGCGCACCCAGAACCCCGTGGCGACCTTGCGGTCGAGGCGCTCAAGCTTGCTCGCCAGCTCCGCCGTGCCTTTGGTGACGACGTTGATCCGCACTAAGAGATGACCTCCGAGCAGAAGATGAGCAGCTCGCGGTTTGACTCATAGGGGTTGATAACGCTTTCGATCTGCAGCTGCCGGCCCTGAAAGAGAAATCTCATCCGTGGTCTTACGCCCGAGCGGTAGCGGATCCGCACTGAGATGGTCACTTCATTGACCCGTTGTTGCGCGGCCAGGAACTCCCGCCAGCGCAGGGAAAGCGGCTCCACCTTGGCCCACAGGGTCGCCACGTCAAACCAGGCCCTGGTGTCCTCACCGGTGCTCGCTCGGGTGATCGTGTAGTCCTGCAGGGTGACCCGGTGCCGCAGCTCGCCGGCCCTCACCGCTCTCTCAGGCTCAGGCATTGGCATGGGCCGGGCTGAGCCACATCACGTACGGCAAAGAGAGGTACTTGGCCGCGATCGGCAGCATATGCACTTGCGCTCCCTGGATGAAACCCTCGCGGTTTTCGTAGAGGTCGCCAACCGTGAGCAGCACCGCCTGGCGTAGCGGCCGGGGCACAGATGCCGCCGTCTCGCCGTACCCGGCCACGTAGCGTACTCTGATCGGGTTGACCGGGTAGAGAACGCCGCTGGGCCAATTACCGCCGTGGGCCAGCACGATGCGCCCGGGTTCGCTGTCGGTGTCAACCAGGTAATCAGTGCCCGCCGTCAACGTTGCTTCAGTGCCATCGGTGTCTTTCCAATAAACGCCGGTGACTGACAGCAGAGGCGAATAAGGCAACTGAATCGCCTTTCCCCTCGGCCAACCGTCCTGCCAATAGTCCCGGGTGGTCGAGATGAGGGTGCTGGCCGTCTCGCGTTCGACCATCTCCCGCGCCGTGGTAATGAGCGCCGTTAGCAGGTCCCCATCTGCCAGTTCAGGCGCCGATAGAACGACGCTGACGCCGAACTCGCATGCTGCCACCGCTACCGTGGACACTGCGCGGATGTACTGCCTGGCGCCGTTATAGGACTTTTCTTGCGTCGCGTTGTCATTAGCCGTGGTCACCTGGGTGAACGCGCCGTCGGCCACGTCAGCCCAGGTGATGCCGTCATCGCTATCCTGCAGCTTGACGTCGACCGTGCCGCCGGCACCGTTGGTGCCGGACTGGAGTAGCACGACCGCCTGTGACTCCAGAACGTCGACCGCTAAGCCCACCAAGGAGTACGCCGCCGCGATCGTGTGTGACCCAGGGGCGATGGTCTGGGATGACGTGACGTTATCGGCAAAGCTGGTCGAGTCGAGCCGCAGGTGGGCGCGGACTTGCTCCAGGGTCACCGGCTCGACCGAAGGAGGCGTTACTGCCCTGCTCTGCCAGCGCATCTGCCTCACCTCGCTTAGGTCACGACTGGATCAAGAATCGCCTGCAAGTCCTCGCTGATCACGCCGTAGTAGTTCTCGGCCAGGGCCCAGGTGGTCGCCGTGACACCATTGGCCTGCGCGGCCNNCGCTGTAACCCCATTGGCCTGGGCGGCAGCGCCGCAGCACAGGTTGCGCATGCAGATGCCGGTGCCCGCCAGATTGATGCACGAATCATTGTCCGACGCGGCGTTATAGATCACGTTGTCGAGCACAGCACCAAACACAACCGCACCCGCCGCCCCGATTGCCGCGGTGCCAAAGTCCCCGATGATGACGTTCCGCCGGACCACCACACCCTTGGAGGTCCCCGGCAGGCTGACGAAGTGCGTGTTGGCCGCGTCGTCCTGGATGCAGTGGCAATCCTCGACGGTCAGGCGATCCGAGGCAGCCGCCGCTGCGCCAAGGACCGAGATGACGAAGTTCTGGTCGTCCGCCGCCTCCGAAAACCGGCAGCCGCGGATCGTGCAGTCCGTCGCGTTGACATCGATGCAGGCAGTGATGTCGGCGAAGCCCGAGCGGAAGTGGATGTTCTCGATCAGGATGTTGGCGGCATCGACATCGACGTCGGCCGTGTTGGCGGTGGTCAGTGTGACCGTTGGTTGGTTCGTCCCGCGGCCCAGGCCAATCACCGATATGCCGGCGACATCCATATCCAGACCCCCAGCCGCGGTCACGACCTCCGCGTGGCCCGGCAAGACGTAGATGGTGTCGCCCTGGTTGGCCGTGCATTGGCCTACCGCGTAGTCAATGCTGGCAAACGGAGCGTCCGGGTTGCGGCCAAAACCGGCCGAGTCAGACGCGCCGGACACCGCCGAGCCGACAAACCAGATGTTGCCCGGGTGTTCCCTGAGGTCATCCACCGTGTAGACGCCGCCCGGCTGCCGGCGGGAGAAGAGAGCAGTTCTGCCCATGTGCAAGCCCCCTCTACGCGATCGCCGTCAAGGCGGGCGCATATCGCGGCCGGACCAGGGCGAATCCACCGACATTCAGTGCTGTGGCCGTGGCGTCGATCTCCACCGTGATCCAGGGCTCGCCATCGGTCACCGCCTGCGGGTCAATCTCAACCAGCACCGCCCGGTGGTCATAGCTGGCCGCGGTCAGGGTCAGGGCCGCTGAAGTTGCCGCTGTGCCAAACTGGTCGGCGCCATCGGCCTTGAAGTCCGCGCCCGAGACCCGGTAGGTGAAGGTCAGCGCCGTGGTCTTGGCGCCAGCCGTGGCGCCTGAGAAGACCTTGAGCACTGAGTTGCCGGTGATCTCGCCGAAGGTCAGCAAGGCCGTCACCCAGTGCGCGGTCGAGAGCTTGATGCTGTCGCTGTCGATGCCGGCCGAGCCGTAGTCATCGGCTTCA